CAACCTGAAGTTGTCATTCATCTAGGAGACTTCGCTGATATGCCAAGTCTGTCTAGCTATGATGTAGGAAAGAAATCATTTGAAGGTAGACGATATACTAAGGACATTGAAGCAGCTAAGAAAGCTATGCATTGTCTTCTTGATCCATTGTATTCTTATAATACTAACGCAAAACTCCAAAAGAAAAAACAATATCATCCACGAAAGGTAATGCTTTTAGGCAACCATGAGAACCGTATTGCTAGGGCTATCAATGATGATCCGAAGTTGGAAGGACTCATTAGTTACAAAGATCTCCCATACGACGACTGGGAAGTACATGATTTTCTCAAACCTGTGTTTATTGATGGTATTGCTTATAGTCATTACTTCCCTACTGGAGTTATGGGGAGGGCCGCTACAACTGCTTCCGCTATGGTTAGCAAACTGCATATGTCTTGTATTGCTGGTCATCAACAAGGTAAACAAGTGGCCTATGGAAAACGGCCAGATGGTTCTACTATCACTTGTATTATTGCTGGATCTTGCTATGAGCACGATGAAGATTATCTAGGACCACAAGGTAACAATCATTTCCGTGGAATTCTCATGGCATATGATGTACAGAACGGTTCCTTTGATGAACACTTCGTCAGTTTAAAATACCTTAAGGAACATTATGCAAAGCCCGACACATTACGGTGATACTCGCTTGATGGACCTGCTAATTGACAAGCAGGTTCCATTCGCCGAGGCCAACATTATGAAATATGTTTTTCGTTGGCGAGAAAAAGATGGTCTTAAAGATTTAGATAAAGCCAAAGTTTATCTAGAAGCTCTTATTAAACATGAGGAATTAAAAAATGCAGGCTAATACCTATCAAGACTGGACTTTATCAACCGCTATCTATCCAAAGGCAGGCACTGGAGAAGATGCAGAACTCACCTACCTTGCACTAGGTCTTAATGGCGAAGCTGGTGAAGTAGCAGACAAGGTTAAGAAACATCTACGTGATGGTAAAGCTTTAGATATTGGTGGTATTATCTATGAACTTGGCGATGTGTGTTGGTACGTAGCCCGCATGGCAGAAGCTCTTGGATATGAACTAGAAGATGTTCTTACCATTAACTATTCAAAGTTAGAGTCGCGCAAATCGCGTGATGTTCTTACAGGTTCAGGAGACACTCGATGACTATTAGGAATTATAAACAATACTTAGAAGATAATTCTGAAAAGATTCCTATTGCTGGATGTTGGTTGTGGAAAAAATATACAAACAAACGTGGATATGGAACCCTAAAGTTTAAAGGATCTATGCAATTAACACATAGAATTTCGTATTTTATTTTTATAAAACCAATTCCAGAAACTTTACAAGTTTTGCATCACTGTGATAATCCTTGTTGTATTAATCCAAATCATTTATGGTTAGGTACAAATACAGACAATGTAAAAGATAAAGTAATTAAAGGCAGAGCTGGAGGTAAATTAAATATTACAGATGTAATATATATTAGAGAATCTACTAAATCTAGTATTGAATTATCTCAAATGTTTAATTGCTCCCAAGCTCAAATCAATAATATTAAATATCACAAATCTTGGAGTCATATATGAAAGTATCCTTGTTAGATATTACAGACGATGCTTTATATAAAATTGGATTTTATAGTAGTGTTTGTTATGATTCTAATGTTGAACGAGAAGCTTGTATTCGTAGAGCAAAACACGTTGCCCAAAAAGGACATCTTGCATGTCTAAGATTTGCAACTGCAACATTTAAAATTGAAGACATTAGTCGTGTATGTTCTCATCAAATGGTCCGAAGTAAACATTTGGATTTTCTACAAAGGAGTCAACGTTATGTTGAAGAAACAGATCCAAAATTTGTATATCCAACTTCAGATACTGATTCTCGCGTCTCTGCTTTATATCAAGCAGCATATACACTATATAAAGATTTACTTAAAGAGGGAATAAAACGTGAGGATGCAAGGTTTGTCCTCCCGAATGGAGGCACTACGGAGTTGGTGGTAACTGGTAACTTTCAAGCATGGTTGGATTTCATTAAACTACGTGCAGACAAACATGCACAATGGGAAATCCGCGATGTAGCCAAAGAGATTAATAATATTCTGTCTGGACATGCTCCCGGCTTATTTAATTGGATGCCCTGATGTCAGTACTACTTACTACACTTCTCTCAGCACTTATCCCTGTTGGAGTAGAAGGAATCAAACAAGGTATTACCGCCCTAACCGGCGGTATTAAACCTACGACAGTCGCGGAGCAGATTCAACTTGAGGAACAAGATATTAAGCGGATGGCGGCTGTTGCTGCTTTGGACAATCCCGGCGGTACTCCTAGTCAGTGGGTGGTTGATCTTCGCGGCAGCTCTCGTTATATCGCAGCCTTTGTTGTTATCTTTGGCGGTGTTGGTCTTGCTTTTGTCCCCAATATCGATTTTGCTGTTAAGGCAATGGCTCTTGAAGCCGCAAATATCGCATTTGGATTTCTCTTTGGACAGCGAATTCTAACCAACTATAAGAAATAATATGAATTTTAATTTTACTATTAAGCACACACAACAAGAAACGACTAATACTACATATCGTGTAAACATTGGTCAGTTAATTTGTGGATTACAAAAATCAGGTCAGCGCCCACAATCTGTTACATTAACAGCACCAGAATTAAAATATCTATTGCATGATAATGAGTATGCAATGCTGGTAATTTGTGCATTGGATAGAACTCCAAATGACCTTTGACGACCTTCTACAGCAATTAAAAAAAGAAGATGAGGTCACAGTACTAGAGATTGTAGATGTCTCATCTGACGAGCTTGTAGATGCCTTAGAGGGCATTATCTATGACAGGCAACAACGTGTTAGGGATTACTATGGCGAAGATACAGAAGAGTTGGACCGGTAAGAAAGCTCCAACAAATCCAATTAAAAAAGAGAAGCATGATTGTCGTAAATACAAGACTGTCTATCTAGATGACCTTCGCAAAAAAGAACAACAACAAGAACTCAAGGATTTACTTAATGCAAATTAACCGTTTCAAGAACAGCTTTAGTGAGAACATTTTCCGTAACAAGTATGCACAAGGTCCAAACGATACATGGGATGCACTTGCAGAACGTTTGGTAGAAGATGTGTGTGGCACACGGTGGGGAAAAGATCGTGCACTTATGGGAGATGAAGATCGTGCGCAACTTGCACAATATATTAAAGAGTTTAAATTTGTACCCGGTGGTCGTTACCTTTGGTACGCCGGTCGTGGTAATTCTTATTTTAACAATTGTTTTCTACTGAGAGCTGAAGAGGATACACGCGAAGAATGGGCAAACCTGACACAACGAGCAGTGAGTTGTCTAATGACTGGGGGTGGCATTGGTGTAGACTATTCTATTCTACGTCCAGAAGGGAAGCCGCTGACTCGTACTGGTGGATTGTCCAGCGGTCCAATTCCACTGATGCAGATGTTAAACGAAGTTGGCCGAGGGGTGATGCAAGGTGGCTCAAGACGATCAGCGATTTACGCAAGTCTCAATTGGCTACATGAAGATATTCCACAATTCCTAAAGGCTAAGAACTGGTCTGAAGAAATCAAAGCAATGAAGAGTAAAGACTTCAACTTTGCAGCTCCTCTTGACATGACCAATATCTCTGTCAACTACGATGACAAGTGGTTGTACAATGCAGATCGTGCGAATCTCCATACTTTCGTAGAGAATTGTCGACAAGCAATGATGACAGGTGAGCCGGGCTTTAGCTTTAACTTTGGTGATAAACAAAATGAAACTCTACGCAATGCTTGCACCGAAGTTACATCAGAAGACGATAGCGACGTATGCAACCTTGGATCAGTTAATCTTTCTAATGTCCAATCACTTGAAGAATTTCGGAACATTATCAACTTGGCTTCCAAATTCCTTGTCTGCGGAACTCTTCGAGCGGACCTGCCTTATGACAAGGTATATAAAGTCCGAGAAAAAAATCGACGGCTTGGCTTGGGACTTATGGGTATTCACGCATGGCTCCTTCAACGGGGACAAGGATACGAAGTAACTCCTGAACTACATGAATGGTTAAAGGTATATAAAGATGAATCCGAACGAGCAGCAAATGAACATTGTGAGCGACTATTTATTTCCAAGCCTGTCGCTTACCGAGCCATCGCTCCCACAGGTTCTATTGGTATTCTTGCAGGGACGACTACTGGAATTGAACCTCTCTTTGCCGTTGCCTATAAACGAAGGTATCTCACAGATGGTACTAAATGGAAGTATGAATATGTGGTTGATGCAACTGCCGATCAAATAATTAAAGAGTATGGACTTGATCCAAACAAAATCGAAACTGCCTATGGATTAAGCCATGACTACGAAAAACGACTCAAGTTCCAAGCGGACATTCAAGATTACGTTGATATGTCAATTAGTTCCACCATTAACTTGCCCTCTTGGGGTAGTAAAGGAAATGGCCCAGACGACGTTAATAGATTCGCTCAGGTTCTGGCATCCTACGCCCCAAGGCTCCGCGGGTTTACATGTTACCCAGATGGAAGTAGAGGAGGTCAGCCTCTAACAGAAGTTCCTTATGAAGAAGCTATTAAACACAAAGGAATTGTCTATGAAGAGAACATTGATCGTGCTTGTGTGAGTGGTGTTTGTGGGATTTAATAATAAAAATAAAAAGGAAATCCATTGAACGAAGAGTTTAAGAATCTATTGTTAGAAACATTACGCGAAGTTCAGAAGCATGAAGATGGTGAAAAGGGTGTGGCATTTGTCACAGGTTTTGATGAAGAACCTGATTGGGAAGTAGCTATAGTCTTTCGACCTAAGAAATAGTAAACAAAACAAAGCCCCTAGTCCTTTCGGATATAGGGGCTTTTGTTATGCTAAAAACAATTGTCTTTCTTCAGCTCTACGTTTAACTAGACCATTTAGTTTAGTACTAACTCCATTAACCTTTGAGTACACCCAACGATTAAATTCATCAGCAGCTCCAGTATAATCACCACTGTTTAACTTTCTTCGCAAGGTTGATGCCTTTAAAGCACCTTGTCCTAAGTTAAATACGAAGCTTGTCAAGGCACCAAGTTGATTTTCAGTAAGAGGCACAGTGACTACTTCCAACACGTCATCTTCTGCCTCCTGATAATCATGATCTAAAAGAACCTCCGCCTCTTCGACGGAGATTGTTCTATTTAACTTGACACCATAAGTATGACCCCACCCAATTGTAGGAACACCTGCAGGACAGAGATATGATGTTAGTTTTAATCCTTCATATTTCTTGATCAAATCTTTACCTGTCATTCTTGACTCCTAAATTTATTTAGTAGACTAGCTTTACGTCCAGACTCATAGTTACTTGGAACCTTGCCTTTTGAGTTAATCAGGTAACGTGTTTCACTGTCCGCCAGACGACTCCATAGTTCAGAACCAATCATAGCTTTAAGCGCATTTCCTTCTATCCCATACGACACGATTTTTTCGATATACTTCTGGTCGCCTGTCTCGATGGCAAGATCTGCAAGGCGCTTAATCTGTGCTTGACGATTCTTATCAATCTCAGTCCGCTGTAAAGCTTTTTGAGTTTCAAATCTATCATCCACACTTCGCGTACCCATCAAACCTGCAGCAATATCAATAGGTTCTCTTGTTTTAGATGCTGTACCAGTATTACCTAATGGAAGCATACCAGTATTCTCACCCATAATATTAGTCTCATTAACACCAAAGAGTTCTTTAGTGCCATAAGCAATAGGACCAACAGGAGAAGCCTTGTTAATTGCCTTTGTTAGTTCTGCATCTGTATGTTGTTTGCCCATAGCTTGCGACAATATCGTAGCACTTCCAGTAGCAACATCCGCACCAAAGCTAATTAGTGGGAACATCTTTGCATAACTTTCTTCTGCCAAAATCACACTTGAAACTAACGTAGCAAATGTTTCATTAGAACGAACAGAAGAAGCAAGGTCAAGACCAGACAAAGAAGGAAGACCATACAACGCAGCTTTACGAGCAGCATCACTATCAGGTAGGATACGATCCATCATGGAACCATCACGTGCAACTAGATCTAGAATACTTGGTAGTGCATAGTCAGGATAAGCATTAGCTAACCATTTACGCAAAATCTCATACTCTGTAATGAACTGTGGTGAAAGTGCTCCACCAATTAAGGTTGCTGTTAGACCATATGTTAGTAGTGGTGCCCAAGTGCTAGGTTTCAGTGTTTGAAAATGACGAATATCACCAATCAGATTTGCAAGTTGTGCTTGACCAAACGTTTGTAATGGTCTTACCATTTCACCTGCAATACCTGTATGTTGAAAGACAGGTGCCTGTTCAGATCTACCATATTGAACCATCGTAGTGTCTGTACCATGCATTGCTAGTTTCTCAGCTTCTGTTTTTGATTTCCCTAGTGACTTGTAATGTTCATACATACCAGCATATGTCAAGACACGTGAGAAAGAATCTGCACCTTCATTGACTTTATTTAAGAACAAGTACTTCTTGATTCCTTCAATAAAAGAACTATCATTCTTATTCAGATGAAGTGCTTCAATGAATTGAGGTTCAAATATGTTAGTTGTTTGAGACACTCTAAACATACTGTCTTTAAGATCTTTGTTGTTAGTCGCAAGACTCAACATACCTTTACCAAAAGACAGATATGCACGAAGACCACCATCATAAGCCATGTGTCTGATTGCTTGTACCGGAGTACCCAGAACCTGACCTACAGCAAACACAGGTTTTGCCATTAGCTTTGTTAGATAGAATGTTTCTAAGACAGCATTCTTAATCTTGTCAAAGATAGGATCTC